AGCGTTCGCATAATATTAAAATAAAATAATTTAAAAAAGGGGAGAATTCAATGCAACAACAACAACAGCAACAACAGATAAATCCTATAGCTTTATCTAATAACATACTTAAAGAGATTACAGTGGGAGTTATCAGTCTAGTAAAGTTAGTAGAAGAATTAACAAAACAGAATCTAGAACTACAGGCCGCACTTCAAAAAGAGCAACCCGTAGCACCAAGAGCACCGAAGGAAAATAAATTTAAAGAATTTGACACCAATATTGAAACCTTATAATAAGTTTAAGAAAAGCTTTCTATTTGTATTACTTATCTGGATTTTCTTGATTGGTGGGACTTTCTTGACAATTAACTTTCTAGATAGCTTTTTAAGAGGAGTAACAGGATGATAAAAAGAGTAGAAAATATACCAAAAGGATACTCATTAATAGAGGTCGGTGTTAAAGTTGCTCCTACAGCTTTCGATACAGGAACCGCATTATCAGTATCAATAAATGCAGAAATCTTGCATATCACAGCATGGAATACTAATACAGATACGGTTTGGTTTGGGCTAGATAGCTCAACCACCTCCAACACAGGGTATCCCCTATTTAGCGGATCTGTTATAGATCTAAGATATAGAGAAGCACCTATATACTTTCAATCAGAAGGTGGATCTAGCGTAGTATCATATGTAGCCTTAGGAATAGGATCATAATATGAATATAGAATTAGATATAGTCCAAAGCATATACGACGACGCTACATTACAACTAGCTAAACATGGCAAGACATTAGAGGAAAAGACAGAAGATATAATAGAAGAGTATGCACTAGAACATAGGAGATTGACAGCCAAGGCTGACATAGTAGCAGATGTAGAACAAAGAGTTTCTAGGACAGACTTTAGGAAAACCAGAAACATAGAAATAGTTGAAAAACCAGTAATAGCTGAAGGGAAGTAAGCATGTCACAAGAAGGTTTAAATGAATTCCAGACTTTGCAGGTCAAAGCGGTGGGAACAGAGTTAGGTAAAGAGGTTATAGCGACCATAGAGAAGCACTTCGTAGATAGAGTAGAATACACTAAAACTACTAGTAGGCAGAATATAAAAATATATACTATATATGGTATATTAACATTTCTAGGACTGGGTGGGGCTTTGGGCTTATATAAACTAATAGCATAACTTATGATAAACATACAAAACAAACTAAGAAACTTTAATACTGAAGACTTTCTAGACCCTAGAAAGCTTCATAGGCTGATTTTAGAAATCGGGATCTGCGAAAGACGCACAGATCAGCAACCAAAACATCTGCATAAATATATTAATCCTTATGCACCTTGGCAGAACCCGAAACAGCTTACAAAGCTTCTACTTTTTCTAGCTGAATATGATATTAATACTTATTTTGAAATAGGTGTATATAGATGCGGAACTTTTCTATTAATGACTGAATATCTAGATAGACTTAATGGACTAGAATATGCGTTAGGCGTAGATGTAAGCACAGGCGTACATGTAGAAGAGTATAAGAGTATATCTAAGGATATAAATACAGTAGTCAAGAAAATAAGCAGTAGAAGTACTGTGCTGATAGAGGAAATAAGTAGTACTAAGTTCGATTTAATATTGATAGACGGAAATCACGGGACAAAAGCAGTAATAGAAGATTTTGAAACATATAGGAATAACGGTTCTATAATACTATTCCATGATATTTCTAGCGTATGCAAGGATGCGTGGGATGCTATTAAAAAACTAAGTAGGGACGAATTTGATTTCTACGAGATCACAGACCAATATAAGACAGTTAACAAGGATTGGTTTGGGTTTGGAATTTTAATTAAAAAGGATTCATAATGGGCAAACGTGGTGAGAAATCCCAACTAAAAACTAATTTAGGTTACGGAGTAGATTTACCATCTGGTAAAAACTTCCCCATACCTTTATTGAATTCAGGCACTTCATTATCCATGCAGATGGGTGATAGCCCTTCATTAGATGCTTTTGGAAGACAGCGCGTTAGTTCTCCTAAAGTATTATTTGATATTACAACAGCATATGATAAGCAAGATTTTTTTTGGGAAGATGTAATTACAGATGTTTCAGGTAATGCCAAAACAACACACTTGCCCAATGAATCTAGCGTAGAAATGCAAGTGGGAACAAGTAATACAGATCAAGTTATAAGACAAACATTGAACCATAGTAAATACCAACCCGGTAAAGGTCAATTAATTTTGTTTACTGGAATTTTAGGAGCTGCTAAATCAAATGTTAGAAGCAGATTTGGTTTGTTTCAAGATGAAAACGGCTTTTATTATGAAAGAGATGAAAACAATCTAAAAATAGTCCATAGAGATTCAACTAGCGGGACGGTAGTAAATACCGCTATAAACCAAGCTGATTGGAATGCCGATAAATTAGATGGCACAGGTGGTAGTGGTATAACTATAGATTCTAGCTTGGCACAATTATTTTTTATTGACTTAGCTTGGTTGGGTGTTGGCAGAGTTAGATTGGGTATTATAAATAACGGTATTGCCATTATAGCTCATCAATTCTTTTTTGATAATACACGCACTACTCCATATATGACTACCGCTACTTTACCAGTTAGAGCTGAAATAACTAATACTGCGGCTACGGCTAGTATTACAACTATGAAGTTAATATGTGTTAGCGTTATAAGTGAATCAGGACAGGCATTAACTGGTGTCGATTATACAGCCAATAATGGTTCAACATCTGTTAATGTAGGGGCTAGAAATCCGGTATTAAGTATTAAGCCCAATACAGTTTTCCCATCAACAACAATATCTAACCATATAATTATAGAACTACAAAAATTCTCAGCTATTTCTTTTAGCAGTGCAGTCTTTTATGAGATAATATATAACCCTACGCTGTCAGGGGCTTCTTGGGCGGTTGTTAATAGTTCTAGTGGCATGCAGTTTGATGTTGCAGCCACAAGCATTACAGCCGGCGTGGTAATTGATTCAGGATATATACCGGGTAATGTTAGGGGCGGTGGACAGGCCGCTTCAGGCGATGCAATAATAGGTGGTTTAACTTCTAAGCTTCCTATAACACTTACTAATAATGAATCTAGCTCAACAATTGTGACACTAGCGTTAACAAGCATAAATGCTACGGGGGCTTCAAGCTCATCGAATTGTTTGGGTAGTTTTACTTGGAGGGAAATTCAATAATGAAAATATATACAGATATATACGATAGGTTTATTCGAGCCGAGCTAGATAAGAAGGATAATTTCAAACAAGGTAGTCTTAGAACTTCTAGTTTGGGAATTGACAACGCTGGGGTGTTCGCAATAGTCGGTAGTATGGAGTCAGACCCCCTTAATACAGCCATACACTCGTTTTTGTTTAACAAGGATAGGTATGATATGGATCAGGCAAAGAAATGGCTCACAGATAATAAAGGTGAGTATTATGATGAAGAAGAATTAAATACTACTATTATAGAAAGTAAAGAAGAATTAAATATAGAAACTAATGGGTGTGTAGGTATAGGATCTAGTGTCCCAGACAAAGAATTACAATTAAATACTGCGACTGGCGATATCACTATAGTAGATAGTATAAATTTATTTAATAAATCAAATGAGAGGAATGATAATATGCCTATAGAGAAGGGTAAAGACAAAGTGGGGCATTTCGCTCGTTGGGGCGAGAATGGCAAGAAGTATTACTATAATCCTGAGACTGACGGATCTCTGACTATGGCAGAGGATAAAGCAAAAGCTCAAGGCGTTTCTATTGAAGCTGGAGAATCTACCAATAGTGAGACATTCAATCTTAACACTATGAACTTAAATCGCACACTTTTCTTGTTCGACCAATTTCATCAAGAGAGTGCAGAAAAACTAGTTAAGGAAATGCTAGAATTAGACGCTGACGCTACAGACGATATCAATATATTAATTAATAGTTTTGGTGGATATACTAATGCATTATCCGCTATTCTAGATACTATGTCTAGTCTAAAATCTAATGTTAATACTATATGTCTAGGTGAAGCCGACAGTTGTGGTGCAGTACTTCTAGCTAGTGGCAATAAAAGATATATAGGTCAACAATCTAGAACTATGATCCACGAGGTTGGGACAGGGGCTTTTGGTAAGGTTTCTCAAATTGAAAAGGCTCTTGAAGACGCAAAAGCAGTTAATGAAATGATAATTGATGTGCTATCTAACAGGTCAGGTCAAGACAGGAACGTTTTGGCAGATATTATTAAAGAGGACACATTTTTAAGTTCTAGTGAATCTGTAGCGTTTGGAATAGTAGATGGTTTATTGGAAGGGGAAGATGAATTTTTGCAAGAAAATGTATTAGAGAATATGAAGATTAATGCTTCTAACTTAGATACATTTATATTTAATAAGATTAAAAATATTAAAACTGGATCTCTTGCTACAAAGCAAGAAACAAATATTAAAGAAGGAGAACAAACAATGGCACAAGAAGATACTAACAAGCAAGAGACTAATGAAGTTGAAATTACTAAAATAGAAACTCCAGAAGTTATAGAAGAACCCGTAGCACAAAAAACCAGAGTAGAAGAATTATTAGAAACACTTAACAAGGTAGCAAAGAACCCTGAAGATTTAATCAGCTATCTTGATGAGCAAACAAAAGTAAACGAAGAAAATACAGAAAAATTAGCTACCTATGAAGCTAAAGAAAATAAACGCAGACAAGAGGAATTGGTAGATTTTACTGCTGAACTTAAATCAGAAAATAAAATCTTACCGTCTGAAATGGGGTTAGTTCAACCTATTCTAGATTCTTTAAATGACACTGAGCAACTAGAGTATTCTTACTCTGCATATGGTGTTAAGGAAAAAGATACTGCTTTAGGAATTTTCAAAAAATTCTTAAACAATCTACCTAATCGTGGCTTATTCGGTCAAGTTTCTGAAGTGTCAGAAGATCAAGATTATGATAGTGCTAAAGAGTATTTCTCTAAAAAGCTTTTCAATAAATCTTATGAAGAAACAGACGCTAAAGAACATATGGCTATTACAGAAGCAATGAAGCAAGATCCAAAAGCTTCTAAATTACTATAAAAATTAAGAAAGGAAAAATAAAATGGCTAGATATCCTAAACCTTTTGGTGGTGCATTACATTTCGATTTTACTGCATCGTCTGGAGAAGACTTAACTGGAAATATGATGAAATGCTTACAACTGTGGGGATCTCAAACCGTTACTGCTGGGACTGGGACAGCCGCTACTGTACCTTCATACGTGATAGGTATTCAAGCACCTGAACTTCCTGATAGTGGAACGGGCAAAGATATTCGTGTTATCGTTGGTGGTATTACTCAAGCAATTGCTGGTGGAGCGTTCACCGCTGGAGCAGAATTATGCTTTCAAACCAACACTTCTAAGTTAATCGTAGCGACCTCTGCTACCGCAAGTCGTGTTGTTGCTAGAGCTTTGACTCCAGCGGCCGCTGACTCAGACATAGTATCCGTATTGGTTATCCCAACAGGGAAAGAATTATAATAGAAAGGAGTACATATTAAAATGGCTATTAAAAGACATAGAAATAAAGCGTTAGCAGATTTAAGTATTAAGTTTATGCAAGATATGATGGACTACAATGCACAAAGAGCCTTGGCTCCTGTTAAACGTGTAACCGAAAAATCAGACGAATATTACATTTATAATAGAGATGATGCATTCAGACCGGGAGATACTAAGAGAGCTAATAAAGCTAAAGCACGTAGAGTTGAGCTAGAGCGATTGAGTGTAGGTTCATACCTTCTTTCAAACCATGCTAGTGCAATTGAAACGTCTGAAGAAGACAAAGCTTTTGCTGATCCTGCTGTTAATCCATCTGAAGATGCGATTCTGGAAATCACTAGAGACTTAATGCTAGATATGGAACTTACCGTAGCTGAGAATTTTTTCACATCTACTGCTATTACTTCTAATCTATTAACTCTTTCTACTGACGCTTGGGACTTAGACACTACCACTAGTACACCTATCGATGATTTTGACACAGCAATTCGTGGTCTTATGACTTCAATCGCTAAGAAACCATCTGGAGCATTAATGGGCAAGAAGACGTTTGACGTTCTTAAAAACCACGCTGATATTCTAGATAGAGTAAAATGGTCTGAAAGAGGAGTTGTAGGCGAAGAAGTTATGGCTAACGTAGTTGGCGTTCCAATCGCAGTTAATTCTGTTATTAACCAAACTATTAAGTATAATATATCTTCTACTTCTGACTTCGTATTCGACAATAATGTTCTTGTATATTATAACAGTGATTCCAGTGGTCTTAGATCAGCTAACTTAGGTATTACCTTCGTAGGCTTATATGGTGACACAGCACCTGCGGTTCGTAGATATAGAGATGAACTTATTGATTCAGATGTACTTGAATTAAATTGGATGTATGACGTAAAATTAGTTAGTTCTTTATCGGGTTATTTGATTAAAGCGGCTAACAGCTAAAACTGACTTAGGTAGGGTACACTGGGAGCTTGTACCTTACATAAGCCGACTGGGTTTGCTCCCCTTGTCCCAGTCGGTGTTTAAAAGGAGAATTACATGAAAGTTAAAATGCTAACAAATATGAAGTCTGAAACATATGGCTTTTTGAATAATACCAGAGTATATGATGTAGATACAAATGATGCAAAGCTTTGGATTAAAAAGGGATTTGCAATGCAACTAGACTTAGACTTAACTATAGAGGAAGTTAGAATTCAGGACAAGGAAGATATCAAGAAACTAACTTGTAGCAAGGAAGAACTCAAGCTTAAAGGTCTAAGACAGAAGAAGAAAAAACTAAAAAAGAGATCTATTCAAAAAAAGAATATGATTAAGGCTAACGCCAGAAGCAAAGCAGAGGAAAAAGCCTCTATTAGAGATATAGTAGAGCCTATGCTAAAAGAAGTATCAGAAATAGACGAGAAGATTAAGAAAACAGAAGAAAAACTTAATAAAGAAGGGTAATATAAATGGGTACATATATAACTAATACCACATGGCTACCTAGTACTACTGCTGATAGCTCACATGCCATTCTAGACTTAGAAAGTACAGATGTTAATACCGCTACTATAGATTCTTTAATAGATAGAAGAGAGCGTATGGTAGAGAGTTATTTAGGTAGAAGATATGCTACCCCATTTACCCAATCCGCTATGCTAACTAAGATAGGTGAAGATTTAGTTACATATGATATATATAATATATTATTAAATAAAGATAGCGGATTCGTACAACAAGATATGATACAATCTAATTATGATTTAGCTTTAGGCGTACTAGAAGATCTTAATAATGGCAAAGCAGTATTAATTGATGATAATGGGGCGATAGTCGGAGAGAGAAATAGGGCGAATAAAGTCTATACTAATGTCTCTGGCTTCGTACCTACTTTTGATGTGGGCAATCCTTTAAAATGGACTGTATCGCCTGATAGACAGGACTCATTAGATTCAGACAGGGCTAACGACTAATGGCTATCATTATAGATACCAGCCAAGTAGACAGAGCGTTAGATAAGATTCTAGAAGAATTTACAAACCCTGCTAAACTTAATAGCTTTTTTGCAAAAGCCTCTAGCATCATTAAAAAAGACGTTGATGAACATTTTACCAGAGAACTCGGACCAGCTAATGATAAAGCGGTAGTGTCCTCTGGTTTTAAGCGTTGGAAGGGGCTTGCAGACATCACTAAAGAGAATAAGCGAGCCAAAGGTACTCTAGGCAATGGAATATTAAGAGATACTTATGATTTAAAGAATTCTATTAAAAAGTTTCACAATCCTAGATCTGGTGGACTAGTAACAGATAGTAAATATGCTAGATCTCACCAATTTGGAATATCTATGAAGAACCTAGCGGCTAGGCCGTTCTTTTGGTTCTCTAAGAAAGCTGTAGATAAATTAGTAGGTTTAGTAGTAGCTAAAATATATAGAGCTTGGGGAAGAATAGCATGACTACCAGAATAGATTATAATTCACTAACTACAGGTTGGATAGAATTTTTTAAAGCAAATAGTACTACTCTAGATACTAGTTTATATAAAAGTGTAACTACTATTATGGATGCAGATCCAGAAGATATTAATTTATATATATCTAGAATGCCGGGAGTTACTATTAATCTTAACCATCATACCGAAGAGAGAACAGAAACAGGAGCCGATGGTTCTTGTAGAAGCTTAGTAGAATGTGAATGGCAAATAGGTTGCCATATATACGATATAGGAGACTATACTATAGCAAGACAGGATATGAGACAATTAGTAACGAACGTAGAGCAAGCAGTTAGAAGCGATTCAACAGCTAGTACTACATTTCATAATGTAGACTTAACAGACGCTACCTTTGGGGTAGTAATACAGGGAGAACAAGGAACTTATCAGCAATCTGCTGTAATTATAGTAAATACTGAAAATTACGTTTAATATATAAAAAGGGGAAATTATATAATGAGTATGACTCTAGAAGAAGTAAATAGGCATAGCAATATGGCCTTAGAAGCTTGGCGAGACTTATGGACTGAGAATTGCTTAAAGAATAAAGATAAAGTGGTAAACTCTCATAAGGACTTCTTAAATATATATAGAGATAAAACGATTGTGCTATTTTCATACGGACCAAGCTTCGAGGATAACGTCAGAGAGGTCTTAGCGTCCGATGTGATGACAAATAGAGATAACTATAAGATAGGGTGCGTTGATAAAGCATTCAGACCTCTGAGCGAAAGAGGGATACAAGTGGACTTTGTTCTAGTAGCAGATGGAAGTGTTTCTGCCGAGAAGTGGCTTGATGGCGTAGAAGATAAGTATATAAAAAATAGCATGCTTATATCTAATATATATGGCTCTCCAGACTGGGTGCAGAAATGGTCTGATATCGCTGGGAATAAAAGCATAATATTTTATTTGAACAAAGACAATATTAAGACGCATGAGATCTTTGGACCTCTAGCTGACTACTATGAAGTAATTGAAGCGGCAAGTAATGTAGGCAACTCCTTAGTTGTCTTTTCTGCTAAGATATTTGGATCTAAAAAAATATTATTATTTGGGTATGACTATAGTTTTAAAGATAAATACTATGGTACTTGTGATAATAGTAAAAGATGGATATATGGAAACTTAGTGAGAACTGATTTAAGAGGGGATCTAGTCAAGAGCACGTTGAACATGGAGTTCTCCGCTAAGTGGCTAGAAAACTATATTATATATGCCCTAGAAAGGTATAGTTCTATTATTATTAATTATACTAATAACGGCCTCGTAAGAGGAAGGGAGGCAATGGAAATTGAAGTTAAAATATATAAATGAACAAAGAGTAACATATAGTTACATTAGGACTGAGATAGGAAAACAGGCTATCAACTTAACACTAGAACCAAATGACATTATAGAGGTAGATGAGATTATAGGAAAAGGACTAATAGGTACAGGAAACTTTATAGAAATAAAAGACATTATAGTGGTTGAGAAACCAATAAAAATTAAGAGTAAAGGAAAGGAAAGCCATGACAATCCAAAAGGGATACGATAGTATCATAGGTTTTAATATTTTTACAGGCACAACAGTCGCTAATACTTTAGCCTCTGAGTTTTTATTCGCAGACAATCTAAGCTTTGCAAGAGATCAGGTTGTCCAACAGGTAGACGAACTAGGCACTACTTCTAGGGGAATGCGTAGAATGGAATTTGGAGATGTAACAGCCAATGGTTCCATAGCAAAGAGTGTAGACCCCAACAATGGTATAGGTTTGTATCAATTTCTTCTAGCTGGATCTGTCACTAGTGCCAGTATTACATCAGGAACTTTCAGTCATATCTTTTCTGAAGGTGATGAAGTACTAGACTCAGGTGGAAAAGTAATAAGACTTCTTGCCGAAGTGTCTCCCGGTGGACAGAGTTCTACAACTAGAATATGGGGCAATGGTGTCGTTGACACTTATGCTTTAAGTGCGGCTCCCGGGGGACTTCCGAAAGAGACTTGGAGCTTTAGATATAGTGATCATACAGCGGTTACTAACTCAATGTCTACAGCTACATTAACGCAGACTCCTCCTATTCAGTATAGCAAAGTGTCTGTAAAATTAGGCGCTACCATATCCGCTGTATCTCTAACATGTGTACAAGACATAAGTTTAAATGTTAATAACAATATTATAGAAAATAGAGAGTTGTGTAACACAACTACAGTAGAAAACTTTGACTACGGCAAAAGAGACATTACTGGATCTTTTAATTTAGTATTCGAAGATTATACACATTACAACAATTTTGTAAACAACACTAGCACAGCAATTAGTTTACTTTTAGAATCTTCTGAAGCTACATCTGGAACCAACCATAGCATTCAGCTAGATTTACCAGAATGTTTTTATCAGGGCGCACATCCAACTGTAGATGGACCGTCTAGCATAATTATGCAACCTATAAACTTCGTAGCTAACTACGGATCTAACGCTGGATATCAGATTAAGGTTACTGTCATAAATAGTCAGTCATCAGCACCACTAACAGTATAAAATTTTAAGACAAGGGGAGTCTTCACATATGAAAAATATATTCTATATTCTAGGAATCATGTTCTTCTTGGTAGAACTAAACATAGTTGATATAGTAGATAAGTATTA